GCCCTCAGTTTAATTACTGGGGGTTTTTTACTTCTGCAAATAATCAGATAGCTTTTCTATCGTTGAAAACTTAGGATCTGTCGAACCTTTCATAATCTGGTAAAGCACTGGTCTGCTAACTTTTGCCGACTTTGCTACTTTCGTCAAGTTTCGATCTTGCAATATAGTTCGTATTTCATCGAGCTTTAGTATCGTTCTCACTTCCATTTTTACATCCCTTATTTACTAAATTATTATTTAGGGTTTACAGCACAAATAAAAAGTTGTAAACCGTTATCAGCAAAAAGGAGAAAAAAATGTTTAATGCATCAAATCTAAATATCTTTGATAGTACATCACACAATGTTGAGAAGGTACTAATAAAAACCGTAAAAGATCTTAGTCCGTTAGAGGACGAAAACGGTCAACCAATACCATATTTTGTGACTTATATTGAGCTTCATTTCGATAATAAAACATCGATGCGAATGTCTTTGTATAAGGATGAAAGCCCTGTTGAGATAGAAATGAAAGAGGTATTGAACCGATGAAAAAGCTACCAGAGAAGTTAGAAGAATTATTAAAAGAGGTAAAACTTACCGTTGCTTCATCTACTTGGGATTGTCGTGGAACGCCTGTCGTATATCATAAAGCGTGTGAAAAGATAGCCGCTCACAAAGGTATAGTTTTTGACGAGCCTAAGATTATTGAAAGCTCGGTCAAAGAAAAGTATGCTGTTTTATTAGTCACAGGCCACATGAAAGACACCTCAGAGTGGTCTATTGGTGAAGCATCGACATACAACAACAAAAATACTTACCCTTTCGCAATGGCAGAGAAACGCGCCAAGGACAGGGTTATATTAAAGTTAGTCGGTTTACATGGTGATGTTTATAGCCAAGACGAAGCCGATGAGTTTAACCTAGCACAATCATTAAAAGAACTAGAGCCTGACATGAGAAGAGCTATTGAGAAATGGCGCAAAGGTTTTCAATATTGCGATAGTCAAATCGCTATGGATGAAGCTATCGAACAATGGAAACGATGGAGAGATAAATGGGTTAAAAACAGCGATATTTCTCAGTATGTCGAGGAAATGTATGAACAAAGAAAACTGGAGTTGGGATTATGAAAGTTATAACAATCGCAGGAAATCTAGGTAAAAGCGCAGAAGTTCAATCGAACCAGAAAGGGGAGTTTCTCACCTTTTCTGTCGCGGTTACAGAAGGCTCAAGAGAAAACAAAAAAACAAACTGGTTTAGTTGTATCTCGTATCAAACCAACATCGCACAATACTTGAAGAAAGGGACAAAAGTCGTGGTGACTGGATCTCTAAGTATCGAGGAGAAAGAAACTAAAACATATCATAATGTTCGGGCAAGCCATATCAAATTCTGGAATGATCGCAAAGTAACAACTGATGATCAATCCGAGGATACACCAGAGAGTAGTGAGAACTCTGGTAATATTAATCAAGACTTTGATGACGAAATCCCATTTTAAGGAGAGCAAAAATGAAAGCTAACGGAGAATTTACAACAGAAAACTTTGAACAATACGACAAAGAAAACCCTCATATCTGGGAAGGCTTTGTCAAATACACGATGGAAGTGACTCCGCATCGCAAATACTTTTCAGCGAAAGCAGTATTTCATCGCATGAGATGGGATACAGCTATCGGAGAAGTTGCGGCCGAGTACAAACTAAACGATGGATGGATTAGCCATTACGCTCGTAAGTTTATGGATGAGTTCCCTCAGTATGATGGTTTCTTCCAGACTCGAAACCGTAAAGTTACCTATTTTGATGGGAACGAGTGGGATAATGTCTAAGATACAAGTTGAATTTAAGGGTGGGCAGTTATTGCCCATCACTAAATATGATGCCCAACGGATGGAAGATTTCAAAGATGGTAGCTTCTTTAATCTAACTTCGACAGGCAAAAGATCGAATCCTCATCACAATTTATATTGGGGAGTGCTTAGAGATGTATGTAAAACCACCCAGAGATGGCCTACAGAGCATCACCTACACAGCGAATTGAAATGGGCTTGTGGATATGTCAAAATGAGGTGGAACTCACTGGCAAGCGCTCATATGCGAGTAATGGACAGCATTTCGTTTGATGATATGAGCCAACAAGAGTTTAATAACTACTTCGAACTTGCCATGCAAAAACTAACCGAGGCAATAGGATACGACCCAGTTGAGCAATCTAGCAAATAAACCACCAACAGGACTGAAAAAGCCTAAGACTAAAAAGAACGCTAAATATCTGGATAAGATCCGATCGATGCATTGTTGCGTTTGTCAGAAGTTCGGAGAGGTTCAACAATCACCGACAACTGCTCACCATCCGATCCACGACAGGTATGGCACAAGAAAATCAAGCGACCTCGAAGCCATACCCTTGTGTGATGGACATCATCAAGCACTCTGGGATAAATCAAAGGCTGTTGCAATACACGATAATAAAAAAAAGTGGCGCGAGTTGTATGGCGCTGATTGGTCTTACTCCGTCCAAGATACACAGATATAAAGGACAGGCCCTCGATCTGGATGGCAGTAAACTTTTTTAGCGTTGATGCTCGTTACCTGTTTGTCATCGAGGATAACACCGTCTAGACCAGAAATCCCATCTTTTGCCGCTTTTATAATATTATCTAAATCTGGCTTTGTAGTTGGTTTGATTGTTCCAAATTCGGCCTCTAGCTGTTTAATCTTCGACCATGACTTTGGGATCTCCATAAAAGCAATAACCTCTAAATGGCAGAACTTGCCGATAGGCTTGAGCTTTAACTCTCGCATCTTTTGCCAAGCAGCTGCATGAATACGCTTCTCGTACTCTTTGGTCTTTACATCGGTGTAAGTGTGACCAGTGCGAGTAAATCGCGGTCTACCTTTGCCTCTTGGCTGTCCAGATACTTCTATTTCGACTTTTATCAATTCCATAGCGCAAAGAATACACTGAACCGACTTCGATAGAAACAGACTAAAATTATTAATATTTGCCTAAATTACGTTAGGTGACTTTGCATTATTTAGCCTTATTCTTGCATGATTATCTAAAATATCATTTGCGCTTTACGTTTTACTGTGGTAAACTTTACATATAAGCAAAAAGGAGTGAGATATGAAACTTTACACAAATAAAAATGGTCAATGGTTCGGTACTCAAAGAGATGCTCAAACTTGGACTAAAAGCTCAGAGAGGTCAGTAACGTGATGTCACAGATTCAACCGAAAGGGGGAGCGCTTGTGAAAACAAGCGTGACTCCAAGATCAGAGGAACATCTAACCAAAGAGGCTGAGAAGATTGTTAAGTCTTACCCTCACATGACTATTGAACAGGCAAAGATGGGATTGCATAAAGACATCTACGCAGAGATTTATGTGAACGACATTTATCAAGTTGCAGTTTATCGAAACGAGGAAGCCGATGAGTTGGTTCACGTTG